ATCGACTGCCAACTTGGAGTTGGTAGAAGAGATTTCCGACTATATTCGGACATGGCCTATGCTTAAGTATATACCTAAGCTAAGCCAATCACAGTTTGTATCGAGTAATAGGGCTGGACCAAATGGTCCCGCTTCTATTACAGCAATAAAGGACCTGACCGCATTGCGGAAAGAACCTGAATTACTGTCAGCTATCCGTAGTATGTTGAGTATTACCTCTCCATACATGGATATAGACTCGTACAAATCACACGAGGGTGACTATAAAATGTCAAAACTCGTTCTGTTAAGTGACAAGGCGTGTAAAACACGCGTAATCGCGATAGCAGATTGGTGGTCTAACTTCTCGTTGAACGCCATACATGTAAGTATGATGAACTTCTTGAAGAGACTGCCAAGTGATGTGACCTATAGACAAAATGAGATACCTAAACTTGTTAAGGGTTTAGGAACCTCCTTATACAGTTCAGATATGACAGCCTTCACAGATAGGTTCCCAAGGAAACTTGAGACCGCACTGTTAGAGGCTGCATATGGTAGCCATGTAAGTAGGTTATGGGAACAAATTATCTCAGGAAGAGTCTTCTCCCACCCAATGGGTGGGGTGACATATTCCTGTGGTAACCCCATGGGCGTATTAAGCTCATGGCCGGTGTCGACTGCAACTCACCATGCTGTAAAGCAGTGGTGTGCCTACAAAGTAGGGATCAAACATAAGTATTTGATACTTGGAGACGATACACTTGACTCCTCTAACGAGGTGTACAAGTTGTACACGGATACAATCCGTGCACTCGGAGTTTCCATCTCACTCTCTAAGTGCACGCAAAGTGAAAACGGTTCAACCGAATTCGCTAAGCGTCTCTTCCGAAGCCATATAGAAGTAACAGGTCTCCCTGTACATCTTATGGAGTCGGTACGGAGCAAACCCGAACAGTTCTTAGAACTAGTAAGGATTGCCCGAGAGAGAGGGTACGAGGATTCATACCTCGGCCCGTCTTTGGATTGTTTACTATCAACCCATGCAAGTGGGAAGATGGTAGCCGACATGTTGTCTCTTCCGGAACAGGTTACTGGAATGCCTCCACTTATAGAGGTTAAACCAGGATCCTGGGGTGAGATTCTCTCATCCCTTCCTGAAGAGTGTCTTTCAAGACTCCTAACTATTGCTAGGAATTACGTCTTTTGGACAACAACCATCGGGGTTAACAAGCCCGATGTTCCAAAGAAAGTCGACCAGGTGACTGTAGAACCGAACCACCCACTGGTCTTCGCACTTAGCGATGACCTAATGAGGTATCTCCCGGAAACGGAAGATGAGTTCAGTATCTACAACGAATGGATGAAGGGAAACTATCGAGAGATGGCAAATGTGCCAAATATCGATACATATCGTTACTACAACAAAGGGCATTATGCCACTAAGTGTAAATACGATGTGTTACACGCGCTACTTGCATTAGCAAGCGGTAACTGTAACATTCCCCTGCACAAGCCTACGCCTTTGAGCAACTTTGAGTTGTTCGAGCTAGGCTTCCAAGTGGCTCAAGATGAGCTGCTTGGACCATAGGTAAACACATAGGTGTACCACCCGGAGGTCGTGGCCCGTAGGAGGGC